CAACTCGAAATACGAGCAGACCTCCTGATTGATCTTGATCGGATCGAATTCTAGTTGCTCGACGTCATACTGCGCCGCTGCCGGTGGGTCGTAGTATTGCCAGAGTTGCTTCAGCCGCGTCATCCGCGCCGCCAGCGTCGTCTCGACGTCGAGCTTTTCCAGCACGATCATCGGCTGCAGGTTGGCGGGCAGGATCACCGACACGCGCTCGGTGAGCCGGTCTGTCAATGACTGCCCGCCGGGCGTGCCGCTGCCGCCGAAACTGGTGTCGCTCATTCAACGCTCCCCGGTGGAATGTTGGGCGTGGTGCCGATACCCTGCGGCGGAGCGCCGGAGACGTAGCCCGCCTGCCGCTCCCAAAGATTGTAGCCACGCGACACCAGACCGATGGCGCGCCGGATTTGCGGATCGGAATTGCCGAGGTGACCGCGCGGCCGATAGACGCCTTCCATCGCGGTGGACAGATGCCCGGTGCGCAACTCTTCAGGCGAGGTCAGGATCGAGCCGCCCGCACGGGTGCCAACCCGCACGCGCTGGATTCGATAGTTCGGCTCCCACAGATCGAGCCCGGTGGCGATGGCCCAGTAGAACCGCGTGATGGTGGTCTCGGTGGCGTTCTCGCCGATCATGTGCGGCACAAACGAGCCGCACCATCTTCGCAGCACGCGCTCGTGGTAGCGCGTCGAGAAGATCAGCAGCATCGACTGAATCACATGATCCCACCCCGTCATCATCTTGCCGGTCTGACGGTCCATCCCGATGCGCACCGGGGACAGCGTGATGCGGCCATAGCGAAGGTCTGGCCACATATCGAGCGTGGGATCATAGATTTCATTCGCCATCGCTTTACGACCTCGGTGCTGGCGCGCGCGTCGGCACGGGCGGCGGGCTGCTCGGCTTGGGAGCCGCCGCCTTCTTCTTGCCCTTGGCCTTCTGCTTGCGCAGTTGCGACAGCAACGGCACACCAGCGAATGCCGGTGAGCCCGACATCGACCGCTTGCTGTAGCGCGCCACCCGCTTCGGCTCGGTGTCGTTGTCCTCGCTGCGCCCGCGCGTGACCTGCGCGAGAAACTTCTTGCCAGCACCGCTGATCTCGCCGACCGGCTTCTCGCCCATCAGACCCTGATCGATAAAGAACTGCACCTGCGGCTGCACGGCGAGCACGTGCTTGGTGCCATCCTTGGCGTTGCCCTTGTCGTCCTTGTCGCTGAGCACACGCAGCCCACCGACTTCATCGCCGACGCCCGGATCGTAGATGTAGAATTTCTGCAGGATGCGCGGATGCCGGATCAAGCCGCGTGCTTCGACGTTGGTCAGTCTGCGTACCATAATCGTTCTCTCCTGTTTGAAGTTACTTGTCGTCGTTCGGAATCGGGTCCTTGCCGAGGATCGGCGGCTGCGAGAAAATGATCTTGCCCTTCTTCACCACCACCCAGTCGGACCCCATGCGAATCTTCGCGCCGTCCTTGTGCGAGGCGATGCGCGAGTCCTTGCCGACACGCAGCGTGTGCCCGCCGTCCTTGTTCATGCGCGCCTTCATGATTGCCTTGTCGCCGCCGACGTGGCCCTTCTTCTGTTGCTTCTTGCCGCCGCCACCGCCACCAGATTGCTGGCTGCCCTGCTGCTGTTGCTTCTTCTCGTCCTCATCGGGCTGCAGCCAGTGGTCATGGCCTTCCTTGGTCTGCTTGCCGCGATAGTCGTCCTGTTGATACGACTCTTCGTCCTGACCGGAGCCGTCGGCGTGCTCCGGCGTCTTGAAGTCCTTGTTGGGTGCGAACGGTGCCAGCATGCCCTGCGCGAGGTCGCCGCCGGGCGAGAAGATCGAAAGGTTCTGGCCCTTCTTGTAGAACCGCTGTTCGCGCGCGCCGCCGCGCATATTGGTGGTGTTGAGCCACGGCGACAGGATGTCCTTGCCATCCTTGTCCTGACCGAGCTTCATCCGCAGCTTGGTGCCCTTGACCTCGTGCACGGTGCCGACCTTGAACTGATCAGACATCTGCTTTCGCAGGTCGGCGATCTGCCCGAGCAACCGTTGATAATCATCGGCCATGACGGGAGCCCTCACGGATGCGCCAGTTAAGGCGCACCCGTCTGTTCGGTCTCAATGCTGCGGTGGTTATGAATTGCGCCGCGAGTGACGCCGTTCTTTTCTGGTCTCGCGGCGCGTTGCTACTTTGACGGCGTCGGCACTTCCGCGCCGGTCGGCACAATCGCAACAACCCAGCCCGATTGCGGTGACCAAGCTGTCTTGACTTCCCAATTTTCCAGCACTTCCGGCTTTTCCGGAGCAGGTGGAATCACAATCGGGTGCGTCGGCACGCCCGGCACTCCGCTGCTCGGCGGAATGTAGATCGGGTGCTCAGGCTTCACATCCGGAAGGCTTCCCGGCGGCAGGTAGATCGGTGGTGTGGGAGTCGGCTGTGGTCCCGGCAAGCCCTGATCCGGATAGAGCGGCGGACCGCCCCAGATACCGGGCGGCGTGCCACCGGGCGCGATGGGATGCGTCGGGAAGCCCGGACCTTGTGACGGATAGGGAGGCCGCCCACCGGGCGCGATGGGATGCGACGGGCGCGGCTGCCATCCCGGCAACGTATTGTCGATGCCCGGTTGCGACCCCGGCAAACCCTGATCCGGGTAAAGCGGTGGCCCGCCCCAGATGCCAAGCGGCGGCTGCGGCAGCGAGTTATCCGGTCGGTTGCCGCTGCCACCACTAATGATCGTAATCAATGCGAGATACTGCGTCATATTCCCTCCTTCGATTTGCGCACAATTGCGCGGTTCACTTGCCCTTCTTCAACTCGATCCTGATCTTGCTCGATGCTTTCTTCATCAGGTCGTCCACGATCTGGCGCAGCGTCATGTCAACGTTGACCGGCGACTTGCCACCCATGCGCTTGTCCGGATCGGTGCCAGATACCGTCGTCATCGTCACCGGCAGACGCTTGCCCTTCGGTGTATACGGCAATATGACGCAACGGCAATGCGGATGCTTCGGAATGTGCTCTTTGGCGACCTCGAATGGCATCGGACCTGCGGCGGCCAACTCCTCGCAATCCGGGCACACCAGATCATCCTCCTTGCTGACGATGATCACCAGTTGCTCGGGTTGACGCTTGCCGAAGTCGGTGCTCTCGCGCTTGCCCTCCAGCTTGCGACCGGCGTCGGCCTCCAGCAATCCCTTCTTCACCGTCAGTTCGTAGACGAGGTCGCCCTTCTTGGCGCGCTTGACCCGCATCAGGCCGCGCACCTGTTCGAGCGACAATCCGGATTTGTTCGACAGCGTGGTCGCCACCAGCGACGTCATCTGATCGCCGACGGTGTTGAGACTAAGCTGCAGCACCGTGACGTTTTTCGCCTTCTCCTTTTCCTCGACGCCCTTGATGAACTTGACCAGATCGCCGCCTTCGATCTTGAGGTTAGCCGCCATTGCCATCCATCTCGACGGTGTCAGGTTTGTCACTGAGCTTGTCGAGAATGCCGACGTTGGTCGAGATCGAGAACTCATCGACCAGCCCGACGCTTTCGTCGCGCTCCATGTCCATATCGTCGTGCGTGATCTTGCGCAGGATCGGTGCCTCGCCGTTCTTGTCGGTGAGGTCGTCGCCCACGTTCGCCATCGGCCAGATGCTGGAAGGCAGCGGCGCAAGACCGATGGCGCGCAAGCCAAGCCGCCTCACACCGAGCGCGGCCTGCACCTGCTCCCACTGCGGCGATGTCTTGTCGTTGACCATCGCCGTGCAAATCTCCGCCGCGTGATCCATCTCTGCCTCCGGATGCCGCTTCGAGACCTCGGTGAACAGATAGATCGGATGCTCCTCCGATATCGGCACGCCGTGCGGCACGTCCGACACCACATCGCAGACAATCGACACCTGACGCGCCGCCCACCTGTGGTCGCGGTCGCTCGACGCGCCACGCTGACCGGATACCCGCTCGACCGAAATCACCAGCGACTTCAGCAGTTCGGCCCACTCGTTCTGCGGATCGCCGAACAATGCCGACAGCGCCTGTTGCTCGACCATGTCGAGCGCGATCTCCATGCCCTCGTCGGTCAGCGGAATCTTGATCTCCGCCTCGCCGGTCTTGCCATCGACCTTGGATGCAACGCCGATCTCCAGCGTCAGCGCCAGTTCGCGCCGCATCGCGGTCAGGTCGGTGCCGTTGTTCTCGCTGCGGTTATCGACGTCGGTATAGACCACGATGTAGGGCTTGGCTTCTTCGTTCTGCACCAGCGCCCGCGACAGCGGCGTGTTGTCGGAATCGAACACGCGCTTGTCGGCCCATGTCTGGCCACGCAACGCCGCCACCGCGCACATACGCGTCAGCATGCGGATGATGCTCATTGCGGATTGACCACGTCTTCGAGCACCCGCACGAGGTGCACTTCCCACCGCCCGGCGGCTTCAGGATAGATGAAGACCACGTCGTGTATCTCCTGCCGGTCAGGGAAATAAACCCGGTCGCCCTTCCTGAGATCGCACTGCAAGATTGGCTCGCAGCGGATCGACAGATGCACTGCCACCGTCGCCTGCCGGTGGATCATGGCGTTGCCCATGCCCTCGGTGTTGCCGCGCGAGTCGTCATAGATGCCGACCGCGACCACCTGCGGGCGCGAGAGGTCAGGCACCGCCGCACGGTAGCCGCCCTGCTGCACCTTCATCGGTTTGAGCACGACAGGCTCGCCGAACACCGCATCGACGCGGAGATCAACCGGCTTGCTGTCGTTAACCGTGCTCATCAGCCGTGCTCGATGGTTGCCGCCACGATGGTGACCTGCTTGCCGATCTCCAGCATCACGGTGTCGAGCACGATCTCGAAATCGTGCACCTCGTCCTCGGTCTCATCGACGCCGAC